ACAGTTAGCACTATTTGTTCTTAAATCAGTATCAGAAAAAGTAATAGGTGCTGTATTAGATGTTAGAATTAGTTCTTGTTCTTGTAAACTTTGAATCATTGTTATTCCTCCCTTCATTTAAAAAAGAATAGGAACTCGCCTATTCTTTATTAGCAAGTTCTCAATAGAGATTGTCAAATGACATTATGCTAAACGATTGTATTCCCATAAAAATTATTACCAAAGTATGGAAAAACAGATTGATAAGGGCTTCCACCAGTAATATATGCTGGAATTGGGTATGGTCTTACTTGATTTACTATGCTTGTTCCAATACCATTAGCAGTGATAGTGTTCTTTAAGTCATTTACTTGTGAACGTAAATCATCAATAGTATTTTGACTCATAGCATCAAGTATTTTTTGAGTGTTTTCAATTCCTTGAGCTCTTAAATCACAACAACATTGATCCATTTTTGCTTGGTTTTGTAATGCTGAAGTTAATAAGTTAGTATTTAACTCGTTAGTTTGAGTTAAAATATCTCTTTGAATATCATTAGAGCTTCCTAAGATTGAATTTTGTAGTCCCATGTTACCAGTTAAGACATCACTTCTTAAGTTACAAGTGTTTGTTGCTTGGTTAGTAAATCCACTTGAGATTAAGTTATTAGTGTTTTGAAATCCACTATTAATGTCTCTTTGAGTAAATTCACTTGAAACATAGTCTGTAGTTGCTATATTATTCCATCCGTTTCCTCCGAATCCACCGAATCCGTTGTTACCACCAAATAATAAAGCCAATAAAACTAAAGCCCAGATTCCATCGCCACCAAATGCTCCGAATCCACTGTTATTAGTAGCTAAGTCAACTGTTGGTTGTATTCCACCGTTCATGTTCATTCTCCTTTCTTCTATATAATCACTTTTGTGTGTCGACACCATTCTTTAATTGATTGATTAAATCATCACTAAATCCCATATTCTTTGCTTGATTATAGAAATTATTCATTTGGTCATTACTATAACCATTTGTTACTTGTTTGAATATTTCTATAGGATTACTTTGATTTTGCATTAGTTGTTCTATTCTTCGAAATGCTTGAGGATTTTTTATTTTCACTTGATTCATCAATATCGTTGTTATTTGATTCATTATTTATCTCCTTTTCTAACTCTTCTATTTTTGCCATCAAAAACTCTATTTTTAGGTCTTTTTCATCTTTCTTGACTATTTCCCTAAGTTCGTATGTTTTCGTGTCTCCTTGGGCTCTTTTTAGCCATAAAACTGACATATCTCGACTAAAGTATGGAGTGTCTAGCATAACAAGTTCTTTTTCCACTTGTTCTAAGCTCTCTGCATACTTAATTCCACCTTGATTAGGTGATATTTGAAAGTTTTGAGTTAAATTAGTAGGCATTTGTTGTTGAGATAGTTGCTGTTTCATCTTTTCTAGTTCAGCAATATGACTATTTATTCTATCTAAACTAGCCTGTGGGCCATAAGTATTAAACATAGTATTCCTCCTAAATGAAAAGAGAGATATTTTGACCCATAAACTGCATTTTAAACAATTATCTAGGTATATCTCTCCTTTCTGCCTCCATTATTGCACAAAAAAAGAAGCGGGAATTACCCGCTTTTTGTCATATTACTTTCATTATCTTCTTTTTGACTTTTTTAACTTCTCTACTTATTGTACTTTCACTACAATGTTCTAACATAGCCATTTTAGTTAATGAATATTCATTTTGTCTATATTTTATTATTCTTTCTTGAAATTCAGTAAAGTGAATTTTTTCTTTTATTTCATTTAGCTCTTTATTGGTGAAATCTATTCGTAACATTATTTAGCCTTTTTTGCGAACTTGCCACAATTCTTGCACTTTGTTACGTATCTTATATTTACTTTTTTCTTAGTTACTTTAGTTGCTTTCGCCATTTACAACTCCATTATTACATTTATCACCAATACAAGCATTTCCGTTTCCTTCAGTATCTACTGTTTCTGTAGTTATTTCATAACCTGTTGTCTTTATATAATACACGAAACAACATATTGAACAAAACCACAATAATATAAGAATAATTATTATTATAAACTGTCTCTTGTTTGTTCTTTTAGCATCTTGTAACAATTCCATAGCTAGACTATTTTCTTCCATTTTATCTTACTCTCATTTGATTAGTTGCTGAGATTTCTCCGTTTATTTCTTTTAATCTTTCTACAGTAGTATTGAATTTTTTTGCTACATCTTCTAATGTTTCAGTTCTTCCTAGCATATAATATTCAGGTGTTTCTACTCTAGGTTCTTCTGCTCTTTCTTCTACTACTGGTTCTTCAATTCTTTCTTCAATTACTGGTTCTTCTACTTTTTTCTTAATCTTCATATTTTCCTCCTTATTTAACTCTTAATTTTTGTCCTGGGTATATTAAGTTTACGTTCTTAATATTATTCCATTTTGCTATTTGATTTACTGTTGTTCCATATTGCTTTGCTATTTTAGTAAGATTATCTCCACTTCTTACTATGTAATATGTTGCTGTAGGTTTTTTAACTCCTACTTTTTGATTTACTATATTTTGAATTGCTTGATAGTCATAACCTGCTTGTGTTAAACGTTTCTTTCTATCTTCTCCGTTGCCCCATTTTCCTTGCAATACTTCATTAGCAATTTCTTCATTTGATTTTTTACTAGGTTGAGATGGTTTAACTGTAGTTGTTCCACTAGGATTAGCATATTTTCTCCAAGTGTCAGCATCACCATAGAAGTAATTTAGATCAACATTTCCTCCATAAGTAGATATTCTACCACGTGAAGTATATTGCCATAATATGTAAAAAGGCCACCATTTTACTACTGGCTTATTTCCAGGTGTTCCTGTATTTGCTCCATAATCTGCTACCCATAGTCCATAGTCAGCATTTGCTACTGAACTCCAGTTATAACTGTTTATTGGTGAACGTGAAGCATATAATATTGCTCTTACTCCTGTTTTCTCATAGACTCTATCTAAAAATGCTTTTACCCATGCTACGTTGCTTAAATTTCCACTTTCCCAATCTAAAATTAGAATAGCTTCTTTTATATAGCCTTGTATATTTTTTAAAAACCAATCTGCCTCTCCTATTGCTGAATTGCCTAAATCAGGTCTAGCAAAGTGATAGACTCCTAAAAGTTTTCCATCTTTTTTTGCTCTTTGATATGCTTTATCACATTCCTCATCTACATAACCAATGCCTTCTGTTGCTTTGCATATAACAAAGTCAACATCATTACCAAAGGTGATTTCTCTTTGATGGTGTGAAATATCAATTCCTTTTAACACTTATTATTCTCCTTTCTTATAGTTATAATTTGAAATTCCAGTAATAACTCCTAAAAAAGTAGATATTGCTGAAATAGTCAAAACAATCTTTTCAGTATCAAAGTTGTATATTTGTCCTAATGTTCCTAGTAATGTAATCAAAGCAGGGATGAATATAATCAATCCCCACTTAAATACATTGTAAACTTTATTATTTAATTTCCTTTTTATACCTCCTTTTATGCTGTTCTTTTCCACATATATACTGCGAAAAATGGTTGGATGTTGTTATGTGCATACCCTCCACCTGTGTTTTCAACACTATTACCATAAGAACTCCTATCTAAAGGACCTACAAGACCTTCGGCATATTGTCTACCTTTATTAGCCATCTATATCACCACCTAAATTCCTAGCATACTAATAATTATTCTTGTGGAAACATTAAGTTTATAAACTCTTTATAATTGAAGTTTCCAATTAGTTCAGCACCATCTGGATTTGGATGCAATCCATCACTTAAATATTTTCCATTTGAATCTATATTTTCAAAGATATTACATATTCCACAATTAAATGTGTCAATGAAATAACTATTACTTAATCTATTACAACAAGCACTTATCATATCTCTAGTAGTTTTAATAACTTCATAGGTTCTTTTTCTTGATTGAATAGGTGAACAGAAAATTATTTTAGCATTTGGATACATATTAATTAATTTTTCAAACATATATCTAGAAGCTCCAGCAAAAGTTGTTAAATCGGCATTATTAAGTGGAACAACATTATCATTTACTATAAATTGGTTATCTATTGTATTAAAATCATTTTCAGTAAATAGTTTATTGTCATTTGTTCCTGCTGCTATAAATATAACATCAAAATCTTGATAATTTTCTACATAACTATAATTAGGATTAGAAGTATCTTTTCCTCGAGATATTTTTTCTACTTGATTACATAATGTATTATTTACATTATTATCTGGTCCATTAAATACTGGATTACCATCAAGAACTGTATTTTCTTTATTAGCAAATGAAGCACCAACAACAGCAACATTTACACCTAAACTAGGTTTTGCTTTTTCTTGAAAATATCTAATCCATCCAGATGTAGATGTAGATAATTGAACTATACTATCTCCCATATATAATATTTTCAATCCTTTACTTCCAGTATTGATAACACTATTATTAATTGTTTCTTCTAATTCTTCTAATTTTTTTATGTGAACATTATCATTTAAATTAATAATAGATCCACTTTCTATATATGATGGTAAAGTATTACCTTTTACTAACATAAATGAATCTAAATCAGTTGTTTTTACACATACTCTAACATATCTAGTATTTTCTGGAGTAGTAAATTGTGCTGTATTATAATTAGTTCCACTTATATATTGTTTTAATTCATTATAAAAGCACTTATTAGCTCCAGTAGTTAAAATATAATCTTCTTCTTCTTCGATAGGAATAAACCTACTAACATTCCATCCAGTTGCTGAATATATAGATCCACTTGCTTCCATTATTTTATTTGATTCAATATTATTTTTATCAAATAAATTTGGACTATTAGTAATATTGGCTAACTCATTAACATTAATTTTATTCCATAATTGATATACATAATAAGGAGTATATACATTAGGTAGTATAGCACCTTGAACTACCATCATTTTATCTAAATCAGTTGTTCTTACACAATATCTAATATATTTAGCAGTTGCTGGTGGTGTTATAAGTGAATTATCATTATAACTTAATCCACTTATATATACTTTACTTTCATCATAATAACAACGACTACAATTAATATTACTATTATATTGATAATCAGAATCTACTTCTATATAATCACTAATATTCCATCCATTATTTGCATAAGTTACTCCACTAGGTTCTAATGTTGTATTTTCAGTAATATTTTCTTTATCAAATAATTGAACTGTCCTTTCTTTAATAAAATATTTATTAATAGCATTTTCTAATTCTGATGTTTTAGTAGGAATATTATTAATATATGCTTCTAAATCTAATATTACAGGTAAATCACCATCTACTGATATGTTAGTTTGTCCTTTATAACTTCTAGCATTTTCTAAAGTATCTAA